CAGAGTTATGAATAGTTTTATTACAATTGAGTATGAATATAAAGGAAACGAAGAAGAGTATAATCCAAGCTGGGCACATAGCAGTTGAAGAACTAATCAAGGTAGCTAAGGAAGCTATTGTAGATTCTGATGACGATATATCAGCGGATAGACTTAAGAACGCTGCAGCCACAAAGAAGCTAGCTATATTCGATGCTTTTGAAATACTAAACCGAATTGAGGAAGAGGAGAGAGTTATTAAAGATCTAGAGAAATCGAAGCAAGATCTAAATAAACCTAAGTTCCAAGGGTTCGCAGAAGGGAGGAGTAAATAATGTACGAACAAACGCTTTATAAAATAGTAGAACCAGTCAAGCTTACCACTATCAAGAGATTGAATAAGGGTAAGAAATGGAAGTATGGCTATGATAAGGAAAGTGATATTGTAGTTGTATCTAAGAGCGGTGAGATAGGCGAGATAGTAGAGATACAAGGCTTGAGAGTAGCTTTACCTAAAGTACCTAAAGAAGTTTTTAGTTGTTCTAAAACAAAGAAAGAACAGAAGTGGAGAAGGTTTGAACCTAACTCAGCTTTTAATAAGATTAAAACTAGGTTTGACTGGGACACTTACCCTAAAGAATTTAAAGAGTTACATTATAAATATATAGACGAAGAGTTCAAGAGAAGAGATAATGGCTTTTGGTTTATGAATAATGGTGATCCGACTTGGATTCCTGGTAGTTACTATATGTATCTGCAATGGAGCAAGATAGATGTTGGAGCTCCAGACTTTAGAGAAGCCAATAGGCTTTTCTTTATATTTTGGGAGGCTTGTAAGGCTGATCAACGTTGTTATGGTATGTGTTACTTAAAGAATAGACGTTCAGGTTTTTCTTTTATGAGTTCAGCTGAAACCGTTAATTTAGCTACCTTAGCAAGTGATAGTAGATTTGGGGTGTTATCTAAAAGTGGTGGTGACGCGAAGAAGATGTTTACAGATAAGATAGTACCTATAAGTATTAATTATCCTTTCTTTTTCAAACCCATACAAGATGGTATGGATCGTCCGAAGTCAGAGCTAGCCTATCGTATCCCAGCTAAGAAGTTCACCCGTAGAAAGATGGGGGTTCACGAAGAGCAAGATGATATGGAAGGTCTTGACACTACTATTGACTGGAAGAACACTGGTGACAACAGTTATGATGGGGAAAAACTTTCTCTATTAGTACACGATGAGAGTGGTAAGTGGGAGAGACCAGATAATATCCTCAACAACTGGAGAGTTACTAAAACCTGTTTAAGGTTAGGTGGTAGAATAGTTGGTAAGTGTATGATGGGTTCGACTTCTAATGCTTTAGATAAGGGTGGTGATAACTTTAAGAAATTATATGGAGACTCAGATGTTACTAGACGAAATAGGAATGGACAAACAAAGTCTGGTTTATATTCTTTGTTTATCCCAATGGAATGGAACTATGAAGGATTTATTGACCAGTTCGGAGTTCCAGTCTTTGATAGTCCAAGTGATGATGTTTACGGACCACACGGTGAATTAATAGATATAGGTGTTGTAGATTACTGGGAGAATGAAGCTGAGGGTCTGAGAGATGATCAAGACGGATTAAACGAATTCTACAGACAATTCCCAAGAACAGAAGAGCACGCATTTAGAGATGAGACAAAGAACAGTTTGTTTAATCTTATAAAGATATATGAACAAATAGATTACAACGAAGGAAACAGAAACTCCTCAGTGTTAACCACTGGGAATTTCCAATGGGAGAATGGAGTTAAAGATACTAGAGTTACCTTTAACCCAGATCCAAACGGTAGATTCAAAGTAAGTTGGGTTCCTAATAGAGGAATGCAAAACAATGTTATACTAAAGAATGGAGTTAAATACCCTGGAAACGAGCACGTTGGTGCGTTTGGTTGTGATAGCTATGACATTAGTGGTACTGTTGATGGTAAAGGCTCTAAAGGAGCGTTACATGGATTAACTAAGTTCAGTATGGAAGATGCTCCAGCTAACACATTCTTTTTAGAATATGTGGCTAGACCTCAAACTGCTGAGATCTTCTTTGAGGACGTTCTAATGGCACTTGTGTTCTACGGGATGCCAATACTCGCAGAGAACAATAAACCTCGTCTATTGTATTATTTACGTAGAAGAGGTTATAGAGGTTTCAGTATGAACCGCCCCGACAAGTTGTGGAATAAACTATCTGTAACTGAAAGAGAGGTGGGTGGTATGCCGAACTCTAGTGAGGATATAAAGCAAGCTCACGCCGCAGCTATTGAAATGTATATCAACGATCATGTTGGTCATTTAGAAGATGGTACTTACGGTACTGTATATTTCAATGAAACGCTGAACGACTGGAGTAAATTTAATATAAATAAAAGAACCAAGTATGATGCTGCCATAAGTTCTGGTTTAGCTATCATGGCTTGTAATAGACACATGTACCGACCAAACCCAGAGGTGGAGAAGCGACCGTTAGATATAAGCATATCTAGATACACTAACACCGGATTTAATTCAACAATAATTAAAAAGTAAATTATGGCAGAGTCTGTTGTAAAGAATTTCCCTTCACAAGCAGTTAGTGATTTAGAAAAGATGACCCAAGAGTATGGGCTGAAAGTAGCTAGAGCTATCGAACACGAATGGTTCTCTGGAGCTACATCCAAGTATAGTGGTAATACAAATAACTTCCACAAGTTGAGGTTATATGCTAGAGGAGAGCAGCCGATACAAAAGTATAAAAACGAGTTATCTATAAATGGTGACTTAAGCTACTTAAACCTAGATTGGAAACCTGTACCTATCGTACCTAAGTTCGTAGATATTGTTGTCAATGGTATGGCACAACGAACATACGACGTCAAAGCTTATTCTCAAGATCCATACGGTGTTAGCAAGAGGACAGATTATATGGAGTCTATAATTAGAGACATGAAATCTAAAGACTTCAATGATGCTGCTCAGAAGAATTTCAACATGAATCTCTATGAGAACGATAAGGATAAGTTACCAGACTCGGAAGAAGAGTTAGGACTTCACATGCAGTTGAGCTACAAACAAGCTGTTGAGTTAGCTGAAGAGCAAGCTATTAATGTTTTGATGGATGGTAGTAAGTTTGATCTTATAAAGAGGAGAACTATATATGACTTGGCAACTATAGGTATTGGTGCCACTAAAACTACATTTGATTGGAGTGATGGTGCTAAGGTTCAATATGTAGATCCAGCCAACTTAGTTTACTCATACACTGACTCTCCTTACTTTGAAGACATATATTACGTTGGAGAAGTTAAAGAAATCCCAATCAATGAATTGGTTAAAGAATTCCCTAACTTATCTGAATCAGAGATTTACGATATAGTGGAAGGGTCTAAAAGTTCTGCTAGGTTAGTAAATCAGTATAACGGAGATAAGAATAAAATCAGTGTGTTATACTTTAATTACAAAACACATAAGAACAATACATACAAAGTAAAAGAAACTGGATCAGGTGCTGACAAGGTTATAGAGAAAGATGATACTTTCAATCCACCAATGGACATGGATGGCAACTTCTCTAAGCTCGAAAGAGTTATGGAATGCTTATACGAAGGTGTATTAGTATTGGGTACTGATAAGTTATTGAAGTGGGAGATGGCTAAGAATATGTTACGTAGCAAATCCAACTTTGATAAAGTTAAAATGAATTACAGTATCGTTGCACCTAGAATGTACAACGGTAAGATAGAGTCTATAGTTAGTAGAATAACAGGGTTCGCTGATATGATCCAGTTAACCCACTTAAAGCTTCAGCAAGTTCTATCTCGTATGGTTCCAGATGGAGTTTATTTAGACGCTGATGGATTAGCTGAAATAGATCTGGGTAATGGTACAAACTATTCTCCACAAGAAGCTTTAAACATGTTCTTCCAAACAGGTTCTGTTATAGGTAGATCATTTACTTCTGAGGGAGACATGAACCCTGGTAAAGTACCAATCCAACAAATACAGAACGGAGCTGGTAGTAACAAGCTTCAGAGTTTAATACAAACTTATAACTACTACCTACAGATGATTCGTGATGTCACCGGGCTTAACGAAGCTAGAGATGCGTCAACACCAGATAAGAACGCTTTAGTAGGTATACAGAAACTAGCAGCTGCAAACTCGAACACAGCTACTAGGCATATACTACAGTCTATGTTGTTGCTAACAGCTGAAACCGCTGAAGCACTATCCTTGAGGATCTCAGATATTATAGAGTATTCTCCAACAAGGGAGGCATTCATACAGAGCATAGGTGCTCACAATGTTGCTACACTAGAAGAGATGAGTGAATTACACTTGTATGACTTCGGTATATTTATAGAGTTAATGCCTGATGATGAGGAGAAACAAATGTTAGAGAATAACATTCAAGTAGCTTTAGGTCAGAAGTTAATAGACCTAGACGATGCTATAGATTTAAGGGACGTTAGGAATGTTAAGTTAGCTAATCAACTCTTAAAAATAAAGAGGAGAAAGAAACTTGAGAGAGATCAAGCAATGCAACAGCAAAATATCCAAGCCCAATCTCAAGCTAACCAACAGGCTCAACAAGCGGCAGCTCAAGCTGAAACGCAGAAAGAACAAGCTAAAGCTCAGATTGAATCTCAATTAGAGCAAGAGAAGAATCAGTTGAAGATAGAGTACCTAAAGCAAGAGGCTATAATCAAGAAGGAATTAATGGACCACGAGTTGCAGATAAATCTACAACTTAGAAATATGGAAAATGAAACCATCGATAAGAGAGATGAGAAGAGGGAGGATAGAAAAGATCAACGTCAAGACAAACAAGCTGAAAATCAGCAAGCAATAAAAAGGGGTGAATCACTTAAAAAGTTTGAATCATCAGGTAATGATATAACCGGAGGTGGACTCGGATTAGATAAGTTCAACCCTCAATAGTTTTTAATTTTATAATATTTTATTATGGCAGAAGAACAAGAAGGTTCTGCAGTCGAAGAGATTGTAGACGAATCAAAATTTGAAAGCGCTGGAGATGATAGCGTTATTAAAGTAGATTTAAAC